AACGTTAACTTGTGTAAAATAATCCTAAAAAATAGGTTGGTTTGAAACTAATTCTTGAACAATCATTCCGAGTGATCCAATCATAGCAAGTCGTCCGTTATTAAGTTCGGCATTTAACATAAATGTTTCATCTTTTCCAAAAAATGAACGTTTCAAATTAAACCCTAGATCTCCAGGGTTATAATCGTTTTTCATTACAAAAAATTTGGACGAATTTGTAAATGGATTTTCCCAACCCAATAATATAGATTGAAATTCGTATACACCAACAAAAGTAGTAAATGTAATTAAAGTAAACATATTTGCGTTGTCTAAAACGTGAATCGCTTGTTGATGAGTAACTAGTTCAGTTATAGGTATTGCTACAGCGGATACCATAGCCCATCTAGAGTGCTTTAGTTCTGATTCACGAAGTTTAATCAATTCGTTTTCTGGTTTATTTTTTGAAAATCCAAGAGGATCGAAATACCCAAGTGGTTTAGTGAAACCATTAAAATAATAACTATTAACGTTGCAGCAGAATAGAAGAAACAAACCAAGATTAATGAACATTATAAATAATAAATATATTTGCTTTTAAGTATTTTATAATTATTATTAATTAAAAATAATAATAACTATATAATTGTATTTGTCACATTTTTCTCATTAGGATATCTAATATGTTCGCAACTTTCTTCTCTTTTTTGTATTCGTTTTAGTTTCCACCATCTTATCAAACATTTGTTTTACCATTGTTCGAATTTCTCCCACAGATGTTTCCAAACTCCAAACACGTTCTGTCAAATCATCAATTTCGGATATTGCATCAGTTGCATCATCATTATTATTCTCTGTAAGTTGTTCTTCATCCTCATTATCTTCATCTTGAGATTCGTCATATTTGTTTTCGCTACGCCATTCATTTAATCCGCGCGCTTCATTCCAAGATTCAATAAACCCTTCAGCTTCTAATTTATATAAAATAGATTGAACAGTTCGTTGATGTTTAACTGCGATGTCTTGTATAGATAATTCTAATAATTCATATTCTCTTTGTAATTGTAACAATTCATTTACAGACCATTTATTTCCATTTCGCTTATATGTTTGCATTATGTATATATATATAATATCCTTTATCTTTAAATCAATTTATAATATATTTAACACCTATTTATCATTAGGGCTATCTCTATTTATCACTAAAAGTGTAGAACATATCCACGCGCCTAAGACTAACCACATATTATTTATTACATTAGCCGCATTATAAATAATCCATCGTAATCCTTGACAATGAGGTGTAGCTGTTAAAAAAGGTGACATAAATAACCCAATAATATTATTTGGTACACATAATGTTGTATATAAATGGGCAGCTGCAAAATGTAAAACAATCCACATAATATATATACCAGAAATTTGAATTGTAATTTTGATAGCGATGTAAATATACCTAGCACTATTATAAATAAAATAATAACTACTTTCCATAAAAATATCGAAAAATGGTTTACAATTACTTACTGCATTATCTTGGATTTCTCTCATTTCTTCTTTATATAATAAATTTTCTTGGTTATTTTCTTCATTGTTTATTTTCGCAACACGTGGTCGTGTGATAGACATTAAACTGTATTCAGGTTTTGTCTTTATATATTCTTTGTATTAATTATAAGTGTACCTATTTAAAACATTAATTAAATTCCTAATAGCATTAGGATCAGATGAATCATATATTAAATTTGCAGAGCTGTCTTGCATTCCAAGTAGTTGGTCTTGAGATAAACTACTAGTTAATATGTTCAAAATTGTATCAAATGTATTACTTCTCTCTTCATTCACTTGTTGAGAAAAATTATTAGAAACATTATTACTATTTGTTTCTTGATTTGATTCTTGATTTGATTCTTGATTTGATTCTTCATTCGTTTGTTCAACAGATGATGTTTGTGGAGAACTATTTGAATTATAACTACGAACATCATATCTACATATAGGACATCTACAGTTAGACCGAAACCAAGTATTTAATTGTTCTGTATTAAATATATGACCGCAATATCGTATTACACTTACAGTATCATTATCGTTGAAATTTTCTAGAGAAATAGGGCATTGGACATTTCTAGGCGAAACTATATCACAATACATTACACAACGAGTAGCAATTTCAATTTGTGAAGACGTAGGGAATACCTCAACTGGGTCAAAAAAATTATTAATTTGACTATTGGGATTATTTGTTGCAACTCTTGTATTTCTTCTCGCACCTCTTCTCTCTGCCAAATTAGGATTATTATTAGGTATGTAATATTCTTGATAACTATCTATAATATAAGGTATATCATTTAGATAAATACGTCCTAGACTATTTGTAGTAGTTGTTTGCGATGTGATATTTCTAGAAGTATTAGTATTTTGTCTACTTGAAATATTTGGATTTTGTCTACTATGACTTCTTAAATTATTATTATTATTATTATTATCGTATAAACTATAAAGCATACTTCTTATCTCATTATTACTTTGATATAATAAATTAATCTGTCTATGATTATCATTATACATTTTATTTAAAATATTTAATAATATTCGTCTTTCATCATTTATGTTAGAACTATTAGAATTATTTCTATAATGACTCATAATTATATATATTATTAAATATGTTTAAATGTATTATATTATTTAATTAATAATAGTAAATATGGATATTAATAAATATAAAGATAAAGGATTAAGTGGTTTGGGTAATCTAGGTAATACGTGTTTTATAAATTCGTGTGTACAAGTTTTATCTCACACATATGAATTAAATACAATTTTAGAAGATGAAAATTATAAAAAAAAATTAAATAATAAATATGAGTCTGCTCTTTTGTTAGAATGGGATAATTTAAGAAAAATATTATGGGAAAATAATTGTATAATAGCGCCAGGTAAATTCATAAAAACTGTACAAAAAGTAGCACATTTGAAAGGGATGGATATGTTTACTGGTTTTTCACAAAATGACTTACCAGAGTTTTTATTATTTTTAATAGATTGTTTTCATACTGCACTGTCGAGAGAAATAAAAATGACAATCTCTGGGCAAGTTGAAAATGAAACGGATAAAATCGCAGTTCAATGCTTTGAAATGGTGAAAACAATGTATACGAAAGAATATTCAGAAATTTGGAATTTATTTTATGGGGTACACGTGTCAGAAATATCTGCATTAGAGACAAATGAAAAAATTAAAACAACTCCTGAACCTTTTTTTATGATTGATTTACCAATCCCGCAAAATAATAAATCACCTCATTTAATAGACTGTTTCAATTATTATGTAGAAGGCGAAATTTTAGATGGTGAAAATGCTTGGTACAATGAAGATACAAAGGAAAAAATAAATATAAGGAAAAAAATACAGTTTTGGTCTTTTCCCAATATATTAGTTATTGATTTAAAGCGGTTTAATTCAAGAAATCAAAAAAATCAAATATTAGTATCATTTCCAATAGATGATCTTGATTTAAGTAACTATGTAATTGGCTATAAAAAAGAAAGTTATCATTATGAATTATACGGCGTATGTAATCATAGTGGTAATGTGTTAGGAGGACATTATACAGCTTATGTTAAAAATGCGAATAAAAAATGGTATCATTTTAATGATACATCCATATCCGAAGTAGGATTAATTGATTCAATTGTATCTCCAAAAGCATATTGTTTATTTTATAGAAAAGTTAATAAATAAAGGATAGAAATATATATTTATAAAAAAACAATTCATTAATATATATATATGGAAGTAGTAAATACAACAACAACAACAGACCCTGTAAATATGTATAATTATTTAAATACCTTTATTTTAAATCCAATGGTTTTTATTATTATATTTTTGATAATAGTAGCATATTACGTTTTCTCTCCTTCTTCTTTAGGAAATTCTGATGGTAGTACTAACTCAAATGGAAGTATTATGGGTGTGATAATTGTAGCTATTTTAGTAGTATTAATTTTAGTAAATGCTTTCCAATATTTTTTTAGCATTAATGTAACAGCATATGTCCAAGGACTTTTTACTCCTAACGCTGAAGTGGATATAGTTGTAGACCAGACTACATATCAACCAGAACCTGCACCTGTTCCAGAAATTAAATTCCGTAAACAAGTATTTAATATTCCAGGTAATTATTATAATTATGAAAATGCCAAAGCTTTATGTCAAGCATATGGTTCGAATTTAGCAAATTATCAACAAATAGAAAGTGCATATAAAAAAGGTGGCGAATGGTGTAATTATGGTTGGTCAGATGGTCAAATGGCTCTATTTCCGACCCAACAGAAAACGTTTAATAATTTACAAACCATTAAAGGTCACGAACACGACTGTGGAAGACCAGGTATAAATGGAGGTTATATAGCTAATCCACAAGTCAAATTCGGTGTAAATTGTTATGGTTATAAGCCTAAAATTACAGATGAGGAGGAAGAAATAATGAATACTACTCCTGCATACCCAGAAACCACACAAGATATTGCATTCCAAAAGAGAGTTAATTTTTGGAAAAATAATATAGATAATATATTAGTATCTCCATTTAATCAAAACAGATGGGGTGAATTATAATATTAATACCTTTACCTTGATTTATATTGGTATTATTTAGTAAACAATTATAGTTGATTAAATGGTATTCATTTATGAAGTAGTTTTTGTTTAAAAACTTATATTTGAATATATTTATATAATATTCAGATGTATAATAAAAAAATACTATAACGAATATTAATCTTATAATTTTGTAAAAATTTTGTTTGCATAAAATATAAACGATAAATATAGAATAGTTGTTATGAATAATTTTTGATTCAATATTTGTATTTTTATTCATAAAATTTCTGCAAATAGGACATTTATTTGTAATGTCAAACCAAATATCAAGACATTGTTTATGTATATATCCATCACATTTGCAGGTTTTAAAATAAAAACATTGGTTGTTTAATTTGATAATTTTATCAAAACTAGTTTCATAACATATAAAACATTCGTTTTCATCGTTTTTTGCATTTTCAGCATTTATATCATTTTTTGTAATATCTTCCTCTTCCTCTTCCTCTTCTTCTTTATTATAATTATCACATATGTTAAATAACATATATAGTATAATTATAATAATAATTATAATAATTATATTATTTTTCTTTTTTTCGTACCACCTTTTTTACTTTGCATTTTTCGAGTAATTTTCTTTTTACTTTGTCTAGTTTGTTGTAAATCGTGCTGTTTTACTAAATCTAGTAACTTATCGTGTAAATCATCATTTACAACTTTATCATCATCATCATCATCACTGTCGCTAATAATATTTTTATATTCTCCCCCAAACATTTTATTATGATAGGAAAGTGCCCAATTTGGTACCGCCATATCATTAAAAAGGTCTGAAACTAACTGAGTACCACCTTTTTGATTATTATTAATTGTCATAATTGGTGATATCCCCTCTTTCATCATTATTGAATTAACACTAAAACCGCCAGTATGTATTCCATTTTCTATATCATTATTAAATATTAATTCATTTGCATCGAGATAACTCATATAAAATAGTTATATAATTTAATTATTAGAATACCGCTTTATTTCTGGAGTTTTTTTAACACTTCTTTTTTGCTTTAAATGATTTATAATCAATTCAACTTGAGACTGATTTTTAATGACTTCGCCTAAAGTTTTTTCGACATATTTAAATGTTAATGATTCAGTTACAGTTGTATTAACAAATTTTAATTTACCATCGCTGATTTGGATAGTAGAATTAGAGAGATTATTGGAGGAAGCATATTGTATAATATTTTGTTCAAGATTATTACGTGTATCCCGCAGTTCTTTAATCTGATCATTTAATTTTTTAATCTGATTATCAAGTGAAACCCAATGTTGGATTTGATTTTCAAAACTCATTAACTTCTATAAATTAAAAAATTAAAAAAATAATTATAATAAAACTTATAAACACATATTATAATTATTTAATGTCTTCGTGTTTTTTTACCGCGACTACTGCGTGTTTTCTTACCATTTTTGCGTGATTTCTTACCTCCGTGTTTTTTGCGGTATGTTTGTTGCATTCCTAAAAGTGCAACAGGGACAACAGCTTGGTTAATTACTTGCCCCCAAACTCCACCACGTTTACCACGTTTACCAGCAGTTTGAATTAGTGATAAGTCTTGACTACTTGGCATATTTGGTTGTACTGCATTTTGGCCTTGTGCACCGATAATAGTGTTACTATTTATATTAGCATAAGGACCCGATGCACTAAATACTCTATCAAATTGAGCATTTTGAGTACCATTTACATATTCTCCATAACTAGCAGCAGAACTATAAGATGAACCACCTCTTTTGGTTTTACGATGAGTTGAGCGTCCCATATTTATATAGATTACTGAGAATAAAATATATTAGGTTAAGAGTTAAAATATTTTATTTAACGACGTCTATTTGTTCTGCGCCTGTTTTTACGAGATTTCTTACCTCCATTTTTTTTGCGACGATAAGTCTGTTGTAATCCTAAAAGTCCAAAAGGAACAATACCTTGGTTAATTATTTGTCCTAAATATCCTCCGCGTCTAGTTGTTCTCTTTCCCATTATATATATAATAACTAAAATATTTTTTGTAATATTGATTTATTACGCAACAAAATAATTAATATTACTAATATTGCTAAAATCATCACAAATATCATAAATACTAATGCAACTGTTAGATAAATATATGGATTAATTTCATATAGTATAAAATCTATTACTGGCTTGAATAATAATTTAAATTCATTTTTTATATCATCTCTTTTTAAAATATCTAAACATTGCTGAACCAACGAGTCTTTCATACAAATTATACATAAAAATTAATTATAATTTATGCGTGTTATGAGATTTAAATTTTTCTATTATTACCATAAATAATGGAAAATATTATAGAACCAAATGAAACATTCGAATTTTCAAAATTATCTTTAGCACATCCATCAGGTATTCAAGGTGGTGCTTATTTTACCAAAATAGAATATAATAGTAAACCATTGTATATACAAACCGCTAAAAGTTTAACTAGACAAGGATTTGTTAAAACTGGAAAAAAATATTATTGTGACTTAATGTTTGATAAAAATGCGGAAACATTAATAAATTGGTTTGAGAATTTAGAAATCAGATGTCAAAAATTAATATTAGAAAAAAAAGATGCGTGGTTTCAAAATACGTTAGAAGAAAGTGATATTGAAACTGCATTTAATTCTATAATACGTATTTATAAATCAGGTAAGTATTATCTAGTAAGAACTAATATTAGAAACAGCCATACTAATATACCGTCTATTAAAATTTATGATGAAAAAGAAATTCCCTTGACAATGAGTGATATAACTAATGAAACGAATATCATTTCTATTTTAGAGATACAAGGTATTAAATTTACTTCCAGAAATTTCCAAATAGAAATTGAATTGAAACAAGTTATGCTTTTAAACAGTGAACCTATTTTTGATAATTGTTTAATTAAAAAGGATAAACCATTTAAATCATTAGGCGACTTAATAATCCAAGAAGAAACAAATAGAAATCCTAACAATTTAGGAGATTTATCCGAGGAAAATAATTTAAACTCTAATAGTTTAGAAGTGTTGGATGATTTAATGTTAGATACAGAAAATGAAGATACTAGTGAAAATTTAGAAGAATTTAAAGAAAAAAAACTGGAACCATTAGATGCTATTAATAATGATGACTCTTTGGACAATACTAATGTATTGTCTGATATTATAATAGAAGAATTAGTTGAAGAGGATGATAATGATTTGAAGGAAATAAAAGTTGATTTAAATTTAGACAATTTAGAAACTATACAACTTAAGAAACCAAACCAGGTATATTTTGAACTATATAAAGAAGCTAGAAATAAAGCAAAAGCTGCAAAAAAAAATGCCATTTTAGCTTATTTAGAAGCTAAGAATATTAAGAAGACTTATATGTTAGAAAATTTAAATGATAGTGATAGTGACTTTGATGCCGAAATTGATGATGTTTCAGAAAGTGAATTAGAAAACTTATAAATAATTTTCAAGATAAAGTATTTTAGAATACTTTTAGTAAAAACTATCATAAATTTTATTTGCTGAATATTTAAACACGAATAATTAATATGTATTCTTAAAATTATTTTATCATTAATTTTATATAATGACTGTCTCTTTAAAGAAACTATGGAATGACTATGGAGTTGGAGCTATTATAGTTTTATTAATTATTGCGTACGGTGTTAGTATGTTTGCTGGTTATCTAGGCGCTAAGGGTACACCTGGTTATGAGCGTCAAACTATGATGCAACCTCAATACAAAAATACAAACTTACAGGCTTCTGCTGGTGTTCGCCCTGCTGACCCAAATGGAAATGAAGTGTTCGCCTCCGCTAATGGAGTTCAAACTAGCTTACCAGGAGTTCCTTCCTCTTGCTCTACACCTCAAATCCAAAATCCAGCAGAACTTTTACCAAAAGATTCTAACAGTCAATGGGCTCAATTAAACCCTTCTGGTAAAGGTGAACTATCTAATATTAATTTGTTGAAAGCTGGATACCATATTGGCATTGACACCGTCGGACAAAGTTTGAGAAATGCTAATCTCCAAATCCGTTCCGAACCTCCAAATCCACAATTGAGTGTTGGTCCTTGGAATTTAAGTACCATCGAGCCAGATTTTATGAGACCACCTTTGGAATTAGGTTCTGGTGCTCAATAAGCATTATGCATAATTATTTTTATACCGGATTATAACTAATTTGATAAAATATTATAAAATATTTTATTATAATATGATTAACAAAACTACCAAACCTTTAAATAAAAATAAAGAATTAAAGCTTATAACTAAAAATGAAGAAAAACAAATGAATTTAATGATGGATGACTGGTGGGAATTGCAGAAAATGGAAAAAAATAAGGGTTACAGAAAAAACAAATCTTATATAAATAAAAGAAAATCATTAAAGCGTCGTGCTGAAAAAGTTGATAATATAATTAAAAAATATAATAAAAAAACAAAAAAAAACATAAATTTGTAATGTGAAAACTTTAAATAATAACAGCTAAAAATCATACAATAATCTAGATATCAAAATATTAATATTCATCATTTAGAGCAACGCGTATTTTAAATGCCGAGTAAATATCAAAAAATAAAATAAAAAATTGATTTAATTATTATTACAACAATAAATTATAATAATTAAACATTATATAAATACATCATTAATAATACATTATGGAAACTGATAGAGAAATTTATTTTTATAATTTACGAAATAAATTTGATTATATGAGTAATTTTTATAAAACAGATTTTACAGATACAGATGATATAAAGTATAATTGTTCCGAACAATATTTTATGTATTATAAATGTAAAACATTTGATCCTAATAATAATATATTATTAGAGGCTATCCTAAAAGAAACATCTCCTGTAAAAATAAAAAAATATGGAAGAGAAGTTAGAAATTTTAATGATACTATTTGGAAAGAAAAAAGATATAATATTATGTTAGACGCATTAATGTTGAAATTTAATCAAAACGAAATTATTAAACAAAAATTAATAGAGACAAAAGATAAAGTATTATACGAAGCATCTAAATATGATAAAATATGGGGAATTGGATTCTATTATACAGATGCTATACAAATAGATAAAAACAGATTTGGGCAAAATTTATTAGGAAAAGCATTAATGGAAATTAGAAGTAAATATTAAATCAAACAGGTGGTATACAAAAAGAAGAACATTAAAGGTTTATAAGGATTAATAAAGTCGGCATTTAAAATACGCGTTGCTCTAAACATATAAATATTTTGACTCTCTTTCCATTTGTAATTTTATTAAACATCTTAATATATCTATGATTAATTCAATTATAAAAAAATTGATTTTATTTTTAATTATTTTCAGAAACATTAAAAATAAAATGAACAAAAAATTAATTCTTGAAGATGCTAGTGGAAAGCTAATTGATTTATTTCCTAATTCGAAATTGAATACTATAAAAGCAATAAAACCAAAAGTTATTACTGAAGATTTAGGAAAAATATTTGAAATGGCTATTTGTATATTATATAATACACCGTTTAACGGAAAATATAAATATAGTATGTTAGCTGCTGAAACTCTTTCTAATAAAATATCAAATCTTAAGAATTTAATTCCTAATAATATCATTCATACAGCAAAAAATGGCTCGCGGTATGACTTTACTTTGACAGATGGAGATGAGGATGGGGATGAATATCTTAGTGCAAAAACAACCAAAAAAGGTGATAAAGTTTGTCCACAAGTTATTGGTCAACCGAGTAAAAAAAAATTTTGTTCTCATTTTGGATTAGACAATTCCATTACTATTAGTGATATTAAATTATATATAGAAGAAAATGTAGATAAAATGCTAGAAAAATACTTTGAATATACCTTTGATTGTCCAATTATATATTATAATGAACACCAAAACATATGTTTATTAATTAAAAAGAGAGAAAATATAAAATGGTCTCAACAATCCATTGAATTTAGTCATATAATAAAAGGTAAGGAATGGAATGAAAGTACAAGTATTAGTAGTCAAGGCTTAACTTTGGGAGAATTTCAAGTACACAACCACCGTGATAATATTAAATTTAGATGGAATTTATTGAGTTTACTTAAAATATTTGACACTAATTTTGAAGTCACACAAATAATAAATAAATAAAAATAAAAAATAAAAAATAAAAATAAAAAATATTTTTTATAGTATATGGGAACAGATTTAATTGCTTTACGAAAACCTAAAATATTATTAGATAAAAGAGATGATGATGATGAGTATGAAGTGTATCCAGAAAGAGAATGTATTGATTCATATCGTATATGGTCAACTTGGAGAAATTCTGATGTAAACAGTTGGCCTAAATGTTTACAGCATTTTTGGTGGCATATTTATGATTACGATTCTGGACAGTACTATGCGAAAAAAATTCGTCAATATTACCCAAATGATAAAGAATTAATACTCTTTGCATCTTGGTTAGAAACATTTGATACTGATGTTATATTTGAGTTAAGTTTTTAGATTAGTTCCATTTCAATTTCCACTATTAAATTTCCTGTTTTAGTAGTATCAACAACCCATATATATTCTTCTACAAATTTTTTATCTACCTTTTGTTGTGCTTTAAATTTTGTATATTTTATTTTATATAATTTTACAAATCCTTTTGACAATAATATTTTTTTTATTTCCTCAATATCTAAAAGACCTTCGTTATTATAAGAAAGTATTATATAATTACACCTTACATCTCGTATTAAATTTGTAAATGCTTGTTTTACTTCTCTCTTTTTACAGAAATCACTCTTATTATAATTTTCAATTAAAGCAGTTTTACCCGTCAACACAATACTTTCATCATATAGTGCAATATAATTTAAAGGTGAATAATTTGCACTATATTGTCTGTGATTGTACGGCGGGTCCATATAAATTACATCATAATATTGATTATCCAATTTCACTAACGATTCAGCTAGTTCATTATATACATTATTTTCGTCATTTATTTCTGTTTTTGTATGAATCGGTTGTAAAATGACTGGTTTTACTGCGGATTTTTTAAATTCTTTTAAATATGCACCATAAACACAGGAAGTATTTGCAACTTTATCAATAGAAACTAGTAAAGAAGCTAATAAAAAGTAAAACTCTGATTGTGTAATTTCCTCAAATTCAAATAATCGTTGTATGTATTGTCTTATGCTATCCGTTTTTTTGGCATTTTCATTTGTAAAAAACATTCTCTCACAATCAGGATTAAGAGTGAAATTATTATATACTAATCCTTCATCAAGTGTTTTTAATCCATTACATATATCTATTATATTTTGTATTTTTTCTGTATAATTACATTTTAATAAAGCATAATTAATAACATAACTATAATATTCTAGATCGTTTGCATTAGTTATCTTAAAATAATTCGTCATATTGAAACCGACTGTCCCCGTTCCTGCAAATAAATCCATAAAGGTTTTATTAGTCATATCAGCAATATTTTCTTGACAAACAGACAAAATACTATTAAACAATGTATGCTTACAGCCAATATAATTCAAAGTATTCATTTTCATTTTTATTTATACTATAAATATTTTTAAATAATTCAATTTTATTTAATAATATTAATAACTACTTATATATATGGAAAAACACAGCATATTTTTTTATATATTTATAGCATTTGTTTTATTATTTTGTTTAAGAATTTATTATGAATCAGATGCTTTTAATTTAAAATGTATTATTGCATCCAGTGACGGAAATCGTTATTGTGTAAGAGAGAGAGAAAAACTAGAATTAGCCGCAAATTTATTAGCACAAGTAACCCAAAAAATGAAGGATATGGTACTATATATGAAAAAAACACATCCAAAAGACCCTCGAACAATAAGACTTGTAGAAGGTTTCAATCCTAAACGAATAAGTGAAACGCTTCCGACAAGTGAGTTGACTGCCTATAGTGAAAATAAAGGAGAAAAAATTGCATTTTGTTTAAATACTTCAAAAGAAGGTAACAAACTTATCGATATAAATACACTTACTTTTGTAGCACTTCACGAATTATCTCATATAATGACAGAATCTATTGGCCATAAACAGGAATTCTGGCAGAATTTTAAGTTTTTACTGCAAAACGCTAAAGATGCTGGTATTTATATTCCTGTAGATTACAAGAAAAAACCAAAGCAATATTGTGGTATGAGTATAAATGATAATCCTTATTATGATTTGGTTTAAAAAATATTATATAGTATATTAATCCAACAAATCAAGATAAATAGTAATAGACTTAATTATATTGTTTATAGCGTGCAATTCTTTTATTAGTTTTTGTTGTTTCATTTTTTCAAAGCATTTTCTTTTTCCATTTATTTTTTTGTGATTATCAATATTTACATATTCATTTAATTTTTTCACAGCAGAAGCAATGGATTTCTCCAATAATTTGTCGCAATCTTCTTCGTTTAAATATGTAGACATATCTATATCTATATCTATACACTCATTTAAATTAACTGACATATATTATTTAATTTAATACTTTCTAAATAATTAAATTAAAAATAATACTAACTTTATATATATGTCTACAACAATAAAAGCAAAAAAAATATCGGATAACAAGGAGACAAATAAGAATGAACAATTAGATTATGCCCCTATTTATAAAGTTAATTATATGATAAATAATTCAATAACTACAATATATGTGTTTAATGGCAAAAATAATGATATGACAAGTGAAGAAGAATTATTTAAGAGAATATTTACTGAAACAGAACTCATAAAAATCAAAACTGAAAATATTAAAATCAAATTTTCAAATCACCAAATACATTTCGATGATAGTATTGGTACAATTAAAATTAAAATTTTATTAGAATTAAAAACTTCTATTTCATTAGATGAAGTGTATTTATATTGTCAACAAATCGAATCATTTACTTCTGTTTCAGTTTATAAATCTTTAACTCAAAATAAAAAATTAGAATTAACAAAAGTAAGATTAGACCAGTTTATTTCTAATATAGTTACTGAAGAAAATGGACAACTTTTTACAAAGCCACCCAATAAAGAAATATATACATTTGATGATATTTTAGAAATGAATTTAGATAACAAAAAATATATAGTAAATAAAGTACTTGGACAAAAATTCTTTATTGTAGATAATGAATATCCATATGTATGTGACCCATATGATGTTAACTCTTATGATAATTTTTTTGAAAAGAACGCACGAAAAACTCTCTCTACATTAAATAGTCATCTACTTTTAACTACAGGTGATATTGTTAACAATAATATTTTTTTATGCCTAGCAAAAGATGTACTAGATTATTCAAGTAAAAATAACATATCGGAAGAAACAACAATAAAAATTTATTATCCATTTTTGTATAATAAAAATATTAATGATTTGAATGATTTGAATTCAGCAAGAGAGAAATTAATAGAAAATGATAAAAAAATTATTAATGAAAAATCAGTTAATGTATTTAACACTATAGATATGTTTTATGATATATACAATTTACGAAAAACAAATATGAATTATGATAAAAAAGGTATTAAATTCATAAAAGCAGTATTAAAACCCGAATTTGATATTAATATACCACTTGAAGTACTTTTTAAAATAATTCACGCAACAGAATTAAACCCATTAATTAAATATAATCCATCTGTCAAACAAGAAAATGTTTATAGGTTATTTACAGATAAGATTTCAACAGATGGACGAAAAATCCCATATTTAAAGAAAGCTTCTATATTTAAATTGATGAAAACTATTGGTAAGAATAAATCTGTTACAGTTTATATTGAAACCAATGAAAGTAATAATTCACAAAATTTATTATGTGAGTTTGATGAAAACGGATATATAACTATAATATCAGAATTTAATACGGTAGTTAGTATTAGTGAAATAGATAACATTTTAAGAGATTCTATTAATCCAATTATCGAAGAAATTAAAAATGTCTTAGAACAAAGTGGGTATAAGCTTAAAAAATTCAACAGTTTACACGATGAAAATGTCGAAATAAAACAGCTTACTTACGAAAGTCAAATTATAATAACAGAGTCTTTTGATATTGATAAATATAAAGGTTGTTTAAGTACTGTATTCACAAATGAATCGAATATGTATAAAAGTGGTATAAATTTACGTTTTAAAAGAGTTTCAAATTTTAGTAAAGTTACTAGTCAAGAAGCATTTATTTTGGAAAAATCAGAACAAGGTTATAGAGGTCAAGAAATAATTGAATTATTATTAGAAAATTTCAGTGATGATTTAGACCGTAAACAGGCAGAAGATTTAGTAAGAAAGGTAGCAAATGAAATACAACTAGAGAGAGGTGTAAAAAGGTCAGAAATAAGAATTAAAGAAAATCCCGGCTTTAAAACCACTATTACTCTTGCAAAGGAGAGTGGTATAATAACAATTGTTATGGAAAATATTAATGATATTAATTATTTATACACTATTCCAATTTATTTAGACACAATGGTACGTTTAACCCAAAATAAAAAAAGTACAAAATATCCTATCAAAGAGATAAATAATTTATGTTCTGCTAATGAAAAAATAGTGGAAGTTGTGATTCCTGATATTATTTCTTCAAGTGAAGATTCATTTAATAAGAGTGAAATTATTTCGTTAGAAGATGAAGAAGCAGAATATAAAAGCTATAAAGATACACCATTCGGTACTGAAAAACCCAAAGGTGCATTTAGTTTATTTTATGATGAAGAAGATATTGAAGATGAGGAAGATAAATATAAAGGAGAGGGAGGTAAAAATAGTGAATCTGAGTCATCCATTGCTAGTGAGTCTTCTATATCTAGTGCAAAATCTTCACCTGGTATTGAATCACCTGCACTAGAGTCTCTTCCAAGTATTGTTGATTCTCCTGCGATAGAGTCTCTTCCAAGTATTGTTAATTCTCCTGCAGTAGACTCTCTTCCAAGTATTGTTAATTCTCCTGCAGTAGAATCTCCTCTAAGTATTGATTCATCACCAGTATTAGAGTCTCCTATCGAAAATAAATTAGAATCATTTAGTCTAGAAACTTCTCCCATAATAGAATCGTTGTCACCTATACAGAAGGTTGAAGAACCAAAAATTGAAGAACCAGAAATAAAAGAACCTCTTGTAGAAGCTGAAACACAAGAAAAAGAAGATGAAGAACCAGAAGAAGAACCTGATCAAGATAATTTCAGAAATATTGATGGAATGAAACTGAATAAACCTTATTATTTTCAAACATTAATTGAGAAAAAAGATCCAATACTAATTTTAAAAGAAGATACGCCGCAATTTAATTCATATTCACGAACCTGTAGGTCGGATATGCGAAGACAACCTGTAATTTTAACAGATGCGCAATTGGCAAAAATAAATAAGGAATTTAATGGATTTTTACGAGATGAAGATGTAATAAAATACGGTTCTAATCCTAAAAATCAATTTAACTATATATGTCCTCGTTATTGGTGTTTAAAAACAAACACAATTATAGACCCAAAGGATTTAACATATGTAACAAATAAAGACGGTAAAAAAGAATTAATACATCCTACTTGCGGCAAAGTTTTGTCACGAAATGATAAACAAGTTAAACCAGGACACTATATATATGAATTTTATGGAGATGATGAAAAACGTTATCCTGGTTTTCAAACTGATAAACATCCGGATGGTTATTGTCTACCTTGTTGTTTTGATAAGTATAATACCGAAGGTAGAATAAAAGCCAAAGAACAATGTCAACAAAAACAAGCTGTTGAAAATAATAAACAACCCAAACCAAAAGAAGATGAAAAAAACAAAGAGGAAGATGAATATATCAAAGGACCTGATAAATTTCCACTAGATGCTGGAAGATGGGGATATTTACCAGTAGAAATTCAAAAAATACTTCACGAGGTTAATGCTGATTGTCAAATAAGTAAAACAAATACAAATATTAAACAAGACCATCCTTGTTTATTAAGACACGGAGTAGCAGTAAATAATAAACAATCATTTGTATCTTGTATTTCAGATGTCCTGTTTTTTGGAAAGAAAATGGTAGATGACGAAAATAAATCTGTTACAAAAGTAGCAAAAATTTTAACTATAAAAGAAATGAGAGAAAGAATTATAAAAGCAATAAATATAGATTCTTTTATCAAATATCAAAACGGAAATTTAGTTACTGACTTTCACGATGTTCATTCAAAAGTAGATATTAATAAGTATACAAATTCTAAATTATACTCAAAATTAAATATGAATGATGCAGTAGAAAAATCGTATTATACAAAAGTAATATCTGCTTATGAGAATTTTACAAATTTTATGAGCGATGACGATGCAATTATTGATCATACGTACTTGTGGGATATTATATGTATGCCTAATAAATACTTGTTTCCAAATGGTGTTAACCTCGTAATTTTTAAATTGCCTCACGATGATATAACAAATAATGTTCAACTGTTATGTCCTACAAATCATTATTCGAATGAGTTTTATGAAGCCCGTAAACCCACAATTATAATGATTGTTGAAGAAGGATATTATGAGCCCATTTATTCATATACTGTTAGCCAAAATAAACTTATAATTGCAAAAGAATTTAAAGAATATGATCCACAATTATCGAAAACTATGCGAGCTGTATTTAAAGAAATAATTAAACCTTTTTTTAATATGATATGCAGACCATTAGAAAGTATGCCTAATATATATAAAGCTAAACGTCCTTTGTTATTATATAATTTAGTTCAAAAATTGGATAAATATGAATATAAACCTCTTACATTAGTTGTTAATTTTACAAATAAAGTGATTGGTGTAATAGCAGAAGAACCCGGTCTATCGCAGCGTAAAGGTTTTGTACCGTGTTATCCATCTGCTATTGATGAGAATTTAAAACATAATCTGGATTATGTCTTTATGAATAATACAAACTTATGGAATACATATGAGAATACAGTCCAATTTTTAGATAAATTAGAGAAAAGAAGCAAAAAAAGGCGCGAACAAGCTGATATACCTTGTAAACCCGCATTTAAAATTATTGAAGATGAGCACATAGTTGGAATCCTAACAGAAACGAATCAATTTATACAATTATCAGTACCTATTAGAGAAGAAGATATCAATAAAGATATAATAGATATACCATCTATATATAACGATAATTATATTGTTAATAGTAAAAATATTCCGATGGTATCCGTGGATGTTCCAATTGCAACAGCAGATGATGTAGATAAAGAACGTGTTGATTATATAAAAAAAATTAAATTGGAATCAGGATTTTACAATGTTTTCAGAAATACCATACGTATTTTATTAAATGATTATGAAAATGTCAAGATAAGAGAGCAAGTAGAGGGAGAAATGTTAAAAGAATATATAATTTATTCTGAAAAACTAATTAATATTGATAAATTGTTGAGACAACTTGTAAAGGAAAAGATTCAATTTATTGGAGATGATAATTATTATAAAGTAATTAATGATATAACAACATGTATAGTAAAAGATAAAGAACAATGTCAAGCTACACCAAATTTGTGTACTATAAGCGAAAATGGTAAATGTAATTTAATACTTCCTAAAAATAATTTGATATCTGGCAAAACAAATGAAACCATTTATTATGGTAGAGTTTCTGATGAGTTAATTAGATATAATAGAATTAAATCATTTATGCTACAACCACAAACATATTTATTATTTGGTAATATTAGCTATAATTTAAGGGAAAATGAAATAATATTAATTCAATCTTTGTTAAACCAAGAATATTTCGAAACTTTAATTCCAACTGTTGCAAATAAATATATTAAATTCAATTCATATGATGAAACAGAACCTTTAATGACACAAATATATGAAAACAAAATACCTTCACTTGACCACGCTATTGGTAGAAAAAACGAGAAAACGTGTAGTAAAACCATAAATAATATTAAATCCAGTATATGGAAACAATGTTTTCCCGATTCATATAAAGAAATAGATTACACTAATATTAACTATTGTACTTTTAATATGATAATCGATTTAATCGAAAAAAAAACTGGTGAAAAATATAATGTTAATCAAATTAAAAATGACTTGTATAATGAATATAAAAAATATCTGGATAATTATAAAAGTAAAATACTAGATATCTTAATTTTAGAAGGAAAAAAAACATTGGGAGATCAAGTTGCATCTGATACACTTTCTTTCTCTAACTTTATTTATACAGATAATTATTTCCTAACAACATTTGATTTATGGTTACTTGTTCAAAAATATGAAATTCCAACTATTTTTATTAGCCAGAAATTTATTTTACAGACTAAATATGAAAAAAATGTGTTTTTAGGTTATGGTAACACAAATGATAAATTTGCTTTTATACTTTTACCTGGTTATAGACCTGAAAATGTACCATCGTTTAAACTTATAGTTTCAGATGAGAATGACGTATTTATTTCGCTGAATAACTTAGATGGAGATTGTAAAGAGAGAATACAATATGCAATTGATAATAAAATTAGTATTAATGAATATTTGAATCAATTTATTAAACCAATATCAGGTTTATATGAAAAGAAAAAACCACTTAGATTAAAAATAGAATCAGAATCAGAAGAAATTAAAAAACCCAAAAGAAAACTCATTATTGAAGAGACTAAATCTATATCTCCTGAAGAATTTATAATTGTACCTAAGAAAAAACAAACGAAAAAGAAAGTAGTATTAAAAGGAAATACAAAATCAAAAAAGAATAAAAAGAACCTTATTATTGAAGAAAATAGTGAAAGTGGAAATTAAATATAATCTCTATTCATCTTCTTCTCCATCATCTTCTTCTTCTCCGTCATCTTCTTCATCTTCATCTTCTCTGTCATCTTCATCATCTTCATCATCTTCATAAATGACTCCTTCATCTTCATCTTCGCCGTCTCTATTTGAAGACATATCATCATCATCTTCATCATTATTATAAAATATATAATTGCGAGGAATATAATTTTTTTCATTATATTTTAAATGATCTGTTAAAAACAATTTGTTTTCTAATGGTACATCATTAAATAATATATGTTTATCAGCATATTCAATAATCTTACCAGAAATTTTTTTCTTAAAATTATTACTATATGTTATTTCTATCTTGTATTTTTTTCTCCCAAATGAAGGATTAAAATTGTAAAAATCAATTAATTTCTTATTTAATATAATTGTTGCTTCCTCTCTTTTATGTAGTAATAACGAATAAACACTTGTACAATATAATAATAAGTAAGGTTTCATTATTTTAATTAATTTATCATTCGGAAATGATACATCAATATTTATATTATATCTTTGTTTACTATTCTTATATTTTGCATTAAATTGTGACAACATAGATTTAATCTCCATTTTTAAAACATTAGAACTAGATTTATATACAAAATTTTTAATATTATATTCTCTTAAAATGTATTCATTTTGTTTGCCGAAAATGGTTAAATTAAAATGACACTGAAAAAATTTGAAAAAAAATTCTGGACTGTAAAATGTATGAAACTTAATAAACATATAAATGTTATATAATATTGATTTTTCAAAAGGTAAGTTATTATATGGATTTTTAATTGACACTGGTTCTGAAAAGAAATGTTGCGAATTAGTTAAAGATGTATTAATTATGTTTATTAAGTCACATATATGAAATAAATATTTTGAATTGTGATGTAATAAACAAAATACATTTTTATCATTTATATTAATTTCATTTAAACACATATCTCTATTTACTACAATTTTTGCCTTTTTATATTTATATTTTGCAATAAATGAATTTAATATATGATATATACGTTGGATTTTACAAAAATAATTTATAAATTCTTCTCTGTATTCATTTTTCATAAATAAATTTTTTAAGCTATTATTAAAAAAATTATATTTTATTGTAGTAGTAATTTTGTCATTGTTATTTAATAATAAATTAAAAAATAGTTTATGTATTTCTAATACGTTATCTATTTTATAGGATGGTAAAAAAATATTGTTATCTGTATTAATAGTATTTTTAATGATTAAACTAAAAGTAGTCATAATTATTATTATAAATTTATGTTTATATGATTATAAATTTATAATTTATTATATTCAGGTCATCCACTAAATTTTATAATTAAAATCCTGGGTTATAATTTGTATCCTTACCCAAATCACTTGCTTTAATTGTAATAACATTATTTTGTATAGATATTTTATTAATTCCACACGATCCCTCAGCATCTGTACTTGTTCCAAAGAAATTTTCAATTTCTTCATCTACATCAAGTGGTTTATATTCGCTTACTGCTTCTAGCTTCTGTAATTCTTCAATATCAAGTACAACTTGAAATGCACTTGTTCCAAACATACCTTCTTGTCCACACATTATATTTGCAGATATACCTCTTAGAGTATCAAGTTCAGCGTGTCTAGCTGCTTTCAAAAACATTTCAGGTGTCTCTTCAAAAGAAGCTTTGGCAATAGGTCCAATATTATCGTTATTAATACCGTGTCTAAATATTGATATTAATTTATGTGTAAAGGACATTCTATCAACAAGCACACTATAATTATGATAGTTAATATATGTTCCATCAAATTCTACTACATCTACTAATTCATTGTAAATAGTTTGTCTAGCAGCTTCAATACCAAGTACATTATATATTTCTACAATATCATTACTTACAGTTCTTTTATTATCAATAAAATCCAGACCTAACACATCTAATAAATTTGTACCAATCGTATCAAGTACCCAAATTTCTTGTTTTTTATATATTCCATTATTTTCTACCATATTGTCTAAAATCTTACGCAAAATAACTTTATTAATTCCTTTGATTCCTCTTAAAACAACATTTTGTAGTAACTGGTCTTGAAAGTTTTTAAGTATATATATTTGATCAGACTGGTCAAGTGGATTTACCTTCGTTTTCTTTTGACCACCTCTACCTGTACCTGCTTTAATTACTTCATTCATTCTAATTCTAAATATCAATTTATCTGCGTTAAAATCGGAATAAACACACGATATTTGGTTTTCATAACAATTATTTAATGTAAAATTTACATCATCCATCGTAATATTTTTCTCAAGCATAACTTCAGCATTCATTTCCATTCGAATAATCCATTTTGATTTTTCATTCTCGTCATTTTGTAGCGATACTTCTGAACATTCATTAAACATAGTTTCAAATGCACGATATTGTGCTATAGTATCCTTATCATCGTTTATTAATGTATTTAAATCATCTGGATCAAAACATACTTCAATCGATTTTACAATTTCTTCCAGTTTAGTATGTTCTAACATATACATAATAGTATGTGCTTTTTCTTTCTGTGTTTCATCTTCTGGTTTTAAATAAATACTTAGTGATGGGTTTTTAATCTCACTTGATAATGATAAAATCTCTTCGATTCTTGGTACACCACGAGTTACATTTGATTTGGAAGCAACTCCTGCGAAATGAAATGTATCAACCAATGCCAAACCATTATATATATTGAAATTTCTTGTATCTTCGACTGTCAAATCATATGCGTAATCGGTTGTATTTGCAATTTCTTCTATTTTGGTAATTTTGTCAAATAATACATCTACATAATCAGTTTCGTTTCTTTTCTCAAACACAATAACTCCATTTTTTTCATTAGGAGCAAACAATTCATTCCTATTGATTCTATATTTGGATGAATGTTTTAAAATAATTTCTAAGTTTTCTTGTTTATATTTCAATTTCATATTTAATATAGATGCTAGCTGCTTTGCTTGACAGTTTCTAACAAACAATGTATAATGTTGTTTTATATCTAAACTACCTCTATTGTTTGTTTCTGTTTTAGTTGGTTTTGTGATGAAACTATATATATCTAAAACATTTAGTATTTGTTGTACATCTAGTAATAATTCTTTTGAAACAGAAGCCATAACAATAGACTTATCCTTTTTATTAATAGTTCCATCTCCTCCAATATACGCATCTAGAAATCCCAATAAACACTCTTTATTTGAAAATATTATCTTATCAGAAACAAATTTATTATGACTTAATTTGCCACATAAATTTTCCAAAATTCTACAAAGAACTGTATTATAGATTCTAACATCTTGACTTGTCCATCCTGTTTGGTTTTTATTCTCATTTTTATATATTTTTGTAGTAATATTCCAATTCTTACATAATTCCATTATTGGTTCAAAATAATGAATATCATTATTAGATATAGATATTTGGGTTTTTGTCATACATCCTTCTGCTGCATATGCACCAAGTAAATATCCAAAATTATAATCTAATTGTATTATCTCTGGAATAGTATATTCACATATATTTGTTTGCTTTGAATAAACACAATTATTTTTTAATACTGTTTTAGAATTACAACCATTTCTCAATTTATCGTTTATTTTTGCAACAAAACTATCGCTTCTTGCATATGGCAATGTAAATGTTTTACCTTGGTGTTTTGTCCACCATCTGTATTCACTCATTACCGCTTTAGCTTTAAAAACTTCGCTTCCATACATATATTCTGTTGCAGGTAATATATCTTTTAAATTTAATTCTCTAGCTTCTTGGAAGTCTATCGTTTTTTTAGAAATTGGAATAAAATCACCTAACTTTAATATATCACCATTAACAGGAATAATTTTACCATCTACCAATTTTAAAACAGATTTAGCTTTCGTTACAATAACTTCTCGTTGCTCTTTTGTAGTTATTTTAATCATAGTATTACTTCCATCTTCATTTATCACTGGGTGTCTTGTTACCGCTTCAATTCTTTTCCATAATACATTTCCATCTTCGTCACACGAAGGTATTTCATAATAATCATCAACTTCTGCATAAGTTGTATCCTTGTCTTTATAGTACTCTTGTTTACTTGCTATTTTAATTTTTTCTTCGATAAAATCTCCGATTTGAACTTTTCTAATATTACCTGCTCTATTTTTTACAATAATATTTGTTTCATATGTGACTGAGTTCAGTGTCATTTGTGTTGAAACTTCACCAATACTTTGACCTGCAATCATTCCGACCATTTCACCTGGTGTAACAATCGCTCTTTTAAAATCCATTGTAATTGTATCAAGTAGTAAAGTTAATGCGGCCTTATTAAATCTTTTAACTATTAATAAATCTTTTGGGGATAAATAAAAGTAATATAAAGTTTTAAATAATTCTCTAGGTTTAGCATAATGATTTAATTCTAAATTTTTATAACAATATTCAATCATTTCAAATGCTTCTAATGGCGTTATATCTACTAATGATGAACTTGTAATATTACATTGTCCTTGTATATTATTAATTATAAATGAAAATGCCACTGGACAATTAACAATACTATCACTTTTATATTTAAAAACATTTTTAATAATAGATTCTCTCATTTCTATCATAAATTGAATATATTGCTCTGTTTTCTTCATAAAATCAATCAATTGTTTTTTATAACGAGTCATTGTATTTTTAATAAAGATATTTCCTAATATTTTAACCTTACTATTCTCTTCAGGAATTAAATAATGCGAATAAATATCTTGTGTACTCATTGATACTAATGGTATCATTTGATTTTCAACTTTTACTGTATCAATATTATCATCACCATAAGAGAATTGTACTATTTTATTTTTATTTGTACGTATAGTCATATCATATTCTACTTTCAAATCTTCTAGACCTTTAATCAGTCTTCTTTGAATATAACCTGTAGTAGAAGTTTTTACTGCTGTATCAATCAAACCAACACGACCACCCATTGCGTGGAAGAATAATTCTTGTGGCGATAAACCATTAATATAAGAACTTTCTACAAACCCACGTGCACTTGGAGAGTCATCGTATTTTGTAAAATGTGGTAATGTTCTGTTTTCAAAACCATATGGGATTCTTTTTCCGTCTACATTTTGTTGTCCTAAACAAGAAATCATAAAGGAAATATTTAAGTCTGAACCCTTAGAACCAGCATTTACCATCGTTACAAATCTATTATTTTTATTTAAACTTTTTAATCCAATTTTACCTGATTCTGATGTTGCTTGATTCAATATACTATTGACTTGTGTTTCAAATTCTTCTTCATTGGTTTTACCTGTATTGTTTTCAAATATACCAATTTGTGTTTGGTCTATTAAATTTTTAACATCTTGCTTCTTTTGTGTAATGACTTTAATGATTTCATCATTTGTTTTTTGATCTGATATTAAATCACTAACTCCTACACTAAAAGAACTAGTTACCATATATTCTGTCACAATATTCTGCAAATCATCTACAAATTTGGCAGAGGCAAAGTTTCCAAAATCATTACATACTCTTTGTAATAGTCCTTTAGTTGTTGCACCTAATACACTCTTGTCCATTTGACCTCGAATATATTGTCCATCTCTTATTTCTAAAATGGCATTCGATGTTTTGGCATCATCTTTGTCCTCTTTAAATGCCTTTGTCTTGTATTTCATTGACAATGGTGGCATTATTTGAGATAATATGTCAAAATTACTTACTGTACCATTCTTTTCTATTGCTTGTAATAATTCTTTCTCATTTACATTGTTAAACATCATTAGGATATTCATTGCATCTCTTGGTGTAAAATGGATACCAGCTCTTGTAAACTGATACGACCCAAGC